TCGGAGGGCGGTTGATCTGCTCCTCTCAATTGTGGAGAGCACGGATGCCAAAGTCGCCGGCGCCGTGCTCTCCGACTATCACGCCAACAGCGCGGGGAAATTGCTGGCGGCGAATGTGCTGCGTCCCGATGGCCATAACGCGGCGGCCGCCTCGCTGGCTGATTTCGAAGACGAGCCGGTCTCCCTGATCTGGTCCTCGGAACGGAACGGCTACGGATACTTCAGCCCGTCTGCTGGCTGGGTCGGTGTCCCGAAAGAGCGGATGGGAGTCTACGGGGTCGACTTCCCGGTCCTCTTCGCCCGCTTGCTGGTCGGGCTGGACATTGCGTCCCGCGACGGCGCCAGAGTGCTCGTTCCACGAGCTTTGTGGGAGCTTGGCAACACACGCATCGGCCGTCGCCCTCAGCGAGTCCCGATATGGTTCGCGCGCCGCCTTTCGGACCGGAAGATTTGGGCAGATGTGGCTGATACGGCCCGAAGGCGACCAACACCCCATGTCCGCATTCTCTTGACCAGCACGCCCAGTAGTCGGCTCCATGAACCGGGGCTGCCGGGGCACCTCGTCGTGTCCATCGGCGATGCCATCGATTTCGATGACGGAATGGCGGTCAGCCCTGAAATCCTATCGGCACTTCTCGATGGCACACCCGCCGTCAGCCCTCATACGCCCCTGTCCCTCTCACCGAGCGGGCAGCGACTCACCATCCATGGCAACGTCACGATCGATCTCAAGTCGGACATCCATATCGCCATCATTCGCAAGCTGGTTGAGGGACACCAGGACGGCCGACGCTTCAGCGCTCGGGAACTCCTTGATCATGCCCACTCCAGCGCGAAGACGCTGCGTCAAGCATTTGGTGCGCAGCGATGGGCAGACCTCGAACCTTATCTGAAGTCCGAGAACGGTCTCTGGGGCTTCGCGCTCTGACGAAATTCTCTCTGTTCTTCTCCCTCTGACCGGGTCGGTTTTCTCCCTCCCGGCCAGCCATCGTCTCCGCAGGTTTTCGACCAAAACCGAAGGAGAAACAGATGGCTACGAAACACCTCAACCAGATCGACCTGGCTGCGCGCTGGAACATCAGCCACCGAACGCTTGAGCGGTGGCGCTGGACGGGCGAAGGCCCCCGCTTCGTCAAGCTCGGCGGTCGCGTCGTGTATCGCCTCGAAGACGTCGAGGAGTACGAGCGCGAGCAGATCCGAGCGAGCACTGCCGATCACCCCAGCAAGCCTGCGGCGTGAGGGGGCGGTGATGACGATCTCCAACCGCATCTCCCTCGATGAGCTCCGGCGCATGGCCGTCGGCGACATCGCCGCTCTGCCCGCCGAACAGCTCGCCCTCCTGCAGGACGAGGCCGCCGACGCTCTGCGTCGCGCCAAGACCGTCTGCGACTGGCTCGATGGGGCCGTCGCGCTCAGGTACGGCGATCGTGCCCACGCAACGCGCCAAGCCGCCGGCAAGGACACCGGCACGGTCCGTTTCGATGACGGCGCGGTCACCGTGATCGCCGATCTGCCGAAGCGCATCGACTGGGACCAGGACAAGCTCGCCGCTCTCGTCGAACGCATCCGGGCCGAGGGCGACGACCCCACCGAATACGTCGATGTCGCGATCAAGGTGCCCGAACGCAAGTTCGCGGCCTGGCCGAGCCACATCCGCTCCGCCTTCGAGGACGCGCGCACCGTCCGCACCGGCAAGCCCAGCTTCCGTCTTTCCCTGAACACCGAGGTGACGTCATGAGCATCACGAAGAAGCTCGCGGTGCTCCGCGAGCACCATTACGGGCTGGACAAGCTGCCCGAGACCATCCGGGTACCGGCCCTTGGCGAGCGTCGTGACGAGACCGTCAAGCCGGTCGGGGCGGCCTCGATCGACGACCTAGCCTTCGCCCTCATCGGGCTGAACGAGCGGGCATCGGCGCTCTACCGCGAGATCGACGCGGTGCGCACCCTCCACGATGAGGCCCGCAAGGCCGGCGCGTTCGGAGCCGATGTCGCGATCGACGCTCTGATCGCGGCGAAGGGAGGCAAGTGATGGCCCTCCCGATCATCTCCGCCGATCAGCGGCTCGCCGAGCCGCGCGGCGTCAAGGGCACGATCTTCGGCAAGTCCGGGATCGGCAAGACCAGCCTTCTCTGGACGCTCGACCCCGCCACTACATTGTTCATCGACCTGGAGGCGGGCGACCTGGCCATCGAGGGATGGCCCGGCGACAGCGTGCGGCCGCGCACATGGGCCGAGTGCCGCGACTTCGCGGTCTTCATCGGCGGCCCCAATCCGGCGCTGCGGGACGACCAGGTCTACAGCGAGGCCCACTTCGCGGCGGTGTGCGAGCGCTTCGGCGATCCGGCTTCGCTCGACCGCTACCACACGGTCTTCATCGACTCGATCACCGTCGCCGGGCGGCTCTGCTTCCAATGGTGCAAGGGGCAGCCCGAGGCGTTCTCGGAGAAGACCGGCAAGCCCGATGTCCGCGGCGCCTATGGCCTGCACGGCCGCGAGATGATCGCGTGGCTCACGCATCTCCAGCACACGCGGGCGAAGAACGTCTGGTTCGTCGGGATCCTCGACGAGAAGCTCGACGACTTCAATCGGCGCATCTTCCAGCCGCAGATCGACGGCTCGAAGACTGGCCTCGAGCTGCCGGGCATCGTCGATGAAGTCCTGACGATGGCGGAGATCAAGGACGAGTCCGGCGCGCCGTACCGTGCCTTCGTCTGCCAGACAATCAACCCCTGGAACTTCCCGGCGAAGGACCGATCCGGCCGTCTCGACCTGATCGAGGAGCCGCATCTCGGCCGCCTGATGGCCAAGATCCGCGGCCCCGTGAAGCCCGCCTCCGAGCGGCTGGCCTATCGCAGCCCGCCCCCGGCCGCGACGGCGCCGACCGCCGACGCCTCCACCCTTTCCGAAAACGCCTGACCGAGGAGACCCCAGCCATGACTGGATCCTGGAACGATTTCAACGACGCTAAGCAGAACAGCAACATCATCCCCAAGGGCACGCTGGCCAAGGTGCGCCTGACGATCCGTCCGGGCGGATTCGACGATCCGGCGCAGGGCTGGACCGGCGGATACGCCACACGGGGGACCACCGGCTCGGTCTATCTCTCGGGCGAGTTCACGGTTCTCGAAGGGCCCTTCGCCCGGCGCAAGATCTTCACCCTGATCGGGCTCTACAGCCCCAAGGGACCGGACTGGGCGAACATGGGCCGCAGCCTGATCCGCGGCATGCTCAACTCCGCGCGCGGCATTTCGGACAAGGACACGTCCGCTCAGGCCCAGGCCGCGCGTCGCATCAGCGGCTTTGCCGATCTCGACGGGCTCGAGTTCGTGGCGCGGATCGACATCGGCACCGACACCAACGGCGAGGAGAAAAACGAGATCCGCGCGGCCGTGACGCCGGATCACAAGGACTATGCCGCCCTCATGGGCGTGCCCGGTGCGGCGCCGCAGCCGCAGGCTCAGCCTTCCCAGCCCTCCATGCCCCAATCTTCAGCACCGGCGGCGGGCACGCGCCCGTCCTGGGCGCAGTGAGGCGGCCATGCTGCTGCGTCCCCGCCAGAAGCAGTTCGTCGAGCGCAGCGTCCGCGCGCTCGGCGAACACGGAAACACCCTCGGCGTCGCCCCGACCGGAGCCGGCAAGACGATCATGCTCTCAGGCGTCGTCGGTCGCATGGTCGGCGAAACAGCGAAGAGCACGGGCGCCAAGGCCTGCGTGCTCGCCCACCGCGACGAGTTGACCGCTCAGAACCGCAGCAAGTTCGGCCGGGTGAACCCGAAGATCACGACCTCGGTCGTCGATGCGAAGGAGAAGTCGTGGGCTGGACAGGTCACCTTCGCGATGGTGCCGACGCTGGCGCGCGCGGGCAATCTCGACCAGCTGCCCGCGCTCGACCTCCTGGTGATCGACGAGGCGCACCACGCGGCCGCCGACAGCTATCGCCGCATCATCGACGCCGCGCTGCAGCGCAATCCCGAGTGCCGGGTCTACGGCGTCACGGCGACGCCCAACCGAGGCGACAAGCGCGGTCTGCGCCCGGTGTTCTCGAACGTCGCCGATCAGATCCGGATCGGGGAGCTCATCGCGTCCGGTCATCTCGTGCCGCCGCGCACCTTCGTGATCGATGTCGGCGTCCAGGATCAGCTCACCAAGGTGCGCCGCACGGCCGACGATTTCGACATGGCCGAGGTCGACGCGATCATGAACCGGTCGCCGGTCACGGACGCCGTCATCCGCCACTGGCGGGAAAAGGCGGGCGAGCGCCAGACGGTGGTGTTCTGCTCGACCGTGGACCACGCGCGCAACGTGACCGCCGCTTTCAACGCGGCCGATGTCACCGCCGGGCTGATCCACGGCGACATGGCCGATACCGACCGCAAGACGACCCTCGACGCCTACGCCGCCGGAGAGCTGCGGGTCGTCGTCAATGTCGCGGTGCTGACCGAGGGGTGGGATCACCCGCCGACGAGCTGCGTCGTGCTGCTACGGCCGAGTTCCTACAAGTCGACCATGATCCAGATGGTCGGTCGCGGCCTGCGCACGGTCTCGCCCGAGGAGCATCCCGGCATCATCAAGACCGACTGCATCGTGCTCGATTTCGGCACCTCGACCCTGATGCACGGATCGCTGGAGCAGGACGTCGACCTGGACGGTCGTGAGCCCTCCGGCGAAGCGCCCACTAAGGATTGCCCGGACTGCGGAGCCATCGTGCCGCTCGCCACTATCGAATGCCCGCTGTGCGGTCATGTCTGGGAGCGTCCCGAAGGCGGCGAAGCAGCGCCGCTCGGCGACTTCGTGATGTCCGAGATCGACCTCCTGAAGCGGTCGAGTTTCCGCTGGTGCGATCTCTTCGGCGACGATGCGGCGCTCATCGCCAACGGCTTCAATGCCTGGGGCGGTGTCTTCTTCCTGAACGGCCGGTGGTACGGCATCGGAGGCCTCCAGAAGCAGCGCCCTCATCTGCTGGCCGTGGGCGAACGCACCGTTTGCCTCGCGGCGGCCGACGATTGGCTCAACGAGCATGAGAGCGACGAGAGCGCCCACAAGACGCGCCGCTGGTTGAACCAGCCGCCCACCGACCGGCAGCTTGCCTTCCTGCCGCCGGAGTACCGGCAGGATTTCGGGCTCACCCGCTATCAGGCATCAGCGCTGCTGGCCTTTCGCTTCAACCGCGACGCTATCCGCTCCCTCGTCTTCGGCGCGGCCGATGCCGCGCCCGAAGCAGCCATCGGGAGGGCTGCATGAGCCATGGCCTGTCCTACCCCCATCACGGCCGAGGACCGGCGGCGGCTCTGGCATCCGCGTGGAATGCTCTGTGCTGTCTGCCGGCGACCCACCCGTGGCTTTGGCTGGTTCGACCCGGTGCGGTCGAAGCAACCGCGCCCCTCGGTCTGGTTCTGCTCGATGGCCTGCCAAGGCTTCTGGACGCGCTTGGCGCGGGAGCGCTGGGCCATGGTTGATCTCACTGAACAGGAGAAGGCGGCGATCCGCGCTGCCATGAAGCCGGTCGCCGAGATCATGGAGGAGATCGGCTGGCAGGCGCGCTTCTCCGACCTCACGGAGGCGCAGGTGCTCACGCTCATCGAGGTCGCCGTCGGCGGCTTCCAGGACGCCATGCATGCCATGGCTGCCGACGCCGATGCGGGGGTGCCGTTCTGATGCTCGACTACAACCACCGCCCCACCTGCGCCGAACGCATCAATGCGGTGATCGACGAAGCGATCGCCGCTGAACGCGCGGCGGTTGCGCCCAGGACCTACCTCGGCGGCTCCCGCCTTGGACACGGCTGTGAGCGCGCTCTGCAATTCGAGTTCGCGGGTGCGCCGAAGGATGAGGGCCAGGAGTTCTCCGGCCAGACTCTGCGGATCTTCGAGATCGGACACGCGCTCGAAGATCTTGCCATCCGCTGGCTGCGCGGTGCCGGGTTCGATCTCTATACCCGCAAGGGCAACCGTCCAGATGGCGAGCAATTCGGCTTCTCGGTCGCTGGTGGCCGCATCCGCGGTCATGTCGATGGGATCATCGCCGCCGCACCCCAGCTGCTGGGCATCGGCGTTCCCGCGCTCTGGGAATGCAAGACGATGAACGCCAGGAACTGGCGCGAGACCGTGGCCAAGGGCGTAGTTGTCGCGAAGCCTGTCTATGCGTCCCAGATGGCCCTCTACCAGGCCTACATGGAGGCGCAAGTCCCCGGCATCTCCGACAATCCCGCGCTCTTCACCGCCATCAACAAGGACACCGCCGAACTGCACCACGAACTCGTGCCGTTCGACGCGGGGCTCGCTCAACGCATGAGCGACCGCGCCGTGCGGATCCTTCAGGCGACGGATGCAGGAGATCTGCTGCCGCGCATCGCCACGACGCGTGACTTCCACGAGTGCCGGATGTGCCCGTGGGCAGAACGCTGCTGGGGGCTGCCGGCATGAGCGGGAACAAGGTCATCTCCCTCGATGCCTGGCGCGACTTCAACGACGCCGCGCCGCAGGCCGATCCGTTCGACATCGAGCCGGATCCCGAGCAGATCGCCGTCTTTCTCGATGTGGTCTTCGGTTACTGCGATGGCAGGGTGCCCTTGCGCGGGTTCGTGGACAAGGGCCAAGGCATCGACGGCCGTCCCCACAACGCCTGGATCGAGATCGACGACAGTTTGCTGGAGAAGGCGGTTTCCTTCGCCGGTTGGGCAGCACGCGAAGGGGCGGCCTTCTATGTGGTGCCGGGAACGGTCGCCGAGACCGGCAAGGCCAAGGCCGCCGATGTCCAGCAGATGCAGACGGTCCTGGTCGACCTCGACGCGGGTGACATCGCCGCCAAGCTCGACCACCTCATCCGGCATCTCGGCGAGCCGACACTGCTCGTCGAAAGCGGCGGCCGGACGCCGGACGGTCTCGACAAGCTGCATGTCTGGTGGCGCTTGAGCGAACCGGCCGAGGGCGAGGATATCGGGCTTCTCTGTCGGCTGCGCGGCGACATCGCGGTCAAGGTCGGCGGCGACACGCATTTCCGATCGGCCCACCAGCCGATCCGTCTGGCCGGCTCCGTCTATCACAAAGGCGGGTTCAAGCGCCTGGTCAACATCCGCCGCCACAGCCCGCGGGTCGAGGTCCATCTGCGCGACTTCGCCGAGCTCGTCGCCGACATGCCGCCGCTTGCCGGCGTGGGATCAGAGCCAGGACCATCGAGCGACAAACCCTCGATCACGGAGATCCTGACCACCCCGGTCCGTGAAGGCGGCGAAGACGACTGGACGCGCTTCCAGGGGGCGAGCGCCGCGATCGGCCACTACGTCCGCATGGCGCATGAGGGCCGCATGAGCCGCGACGACGCGTGGGAGGCGATCTGCCAGTACAACGCCGCCCAGCTCCGTCCCAGCTGGCCGCTCGAACGTCTCGCCTCGGAAGCACAGCGCCTCTGGCGGCTGCACGAAGAGCGCCACGGACCGGCTCTCGAACGGATTGCCGTTTCGCCGATGTCCGCGCTGCCGGTTTTCACGCTCGGCGCACTGCTCGACGACGTGAGCCCGATGCCCGACGACATCATCGCGCCGCGTTTGCTGACGCCCGGCGGGATGCTGGTGCTCGGCGGCGCGCCCAAAGTCGGCAAGAGCGACTTCCTGATCAGTCTGCTTGTCCACATGGCGGCGGGCGTGCCCTTCCTCGGCTTTGCGCCAAGCCGGCCGCTGCGGATCTTCTATCTGCAGGCGGAGATCCAGTACCACTATCTGCGGGAGCGCCTCCAGGCCATCCGGATCGAGCCGGCGCTCCTGGCCGCGGCGCGCGACAATCTCGTCGCCACGCCGAAGGTCCGCATGCTGCTCGACGCCGGCGGCGTGGGCCTGACCATCGCCGCGGTTCGCGACCACTACGGCCATGGCGCGCCCGATATCCTCTGCATCGACCCGATCCGCAATCTCTTCGATGGGGGCCCCGACGGCGGCGGGGAGAACGACAACACCGCGATGCTCTTCTTCCTGCAGGAGCGGGTCGAAGCGCTGCGGGACGCCGTAGCCCCGGATGCCGGCCTGATCCTCTGCCATCACACCCGCAAGATCACCAAGAAGCAGCTCGTCGAGGACCCGTTCATGGCGCTCTCGGGCGCGGGCAGCCTCCGCAGCTTCTACACCTCCGGGGTGATCATGCACCGGCCCGACGAGGACCGACCGGAGCGGATGCTGCATTTCGAGCTCCGCAACGGCCCCGGCATCGAGCCGATGATCGTCGACAAGGCGGACGGACGCTGGATCGCGATCGACCGCTCGGAGACAAGGCTCGTGCGTCGCGAGTTCGGCGAGAAGCTCGACGCTGAGCGCGCGCGCAAACACGACGTGATCCTTCAACTGCTCTTCGATGAGGCCGAGGCCGGCCGGCTCTACACCGCTCTGCAATTCGCCGAGAGCTTCGAGAACCAGGCCGGGCTCGGCGGCAAGGACACGATCCGCGAACGGATCAGCGTGCTGGCCACAAAGGGTTTCATCAAGTTCGTTCGCGATGGCGCGCCGTTCGGTCTGCCGACCTCGCGCTCGAAGTTCGGCTATCTCTGCGTCGAGGGCATGACGTTCCCGACCGGAGAAGAGACGGCAGACCCCGACACCGGCGAGATCGTGCCCGTCCGGATCCCTGTCCTTCCCAGCACCTACAAATGCCCGCAGAGCGGCGCGGCGCTGCCGGTCGAGAACCCTCTGGTCTGGGTCTATCAGACGGAGGTGACCTCGTGATGCGCCAGCTCATTCCGATTACGCGGACTTACGCAGGATCAAGTTGTGGCAAGTTGCGGCGAGCTGGGCGGCCAGCTTCCCAACTACTTTCGCTGCTCTTCGCGCCGCCGCGCTCCGCCCAGCCATCCCGCGCACATTCAAGTTGGGAAAGCTCGTCCCAACTACCTTGGCTCCCGCGCGCCCCGCTGCGCGGCCTTTCGCAGATTCAAGTTGGGAACGCGACCCACGCCACGGGCTGTCCCAACTTCGATTTCTCCAAACGATTCAAGGCGTTGATGCACTCTCGAAGTTGTGGGGGTGAAAGCCACCCCCTTCGGGGGTGGGGGAGAACCGCGCCAAGCGGGTTCTCCCACTCCCACCCCCAGGGGCTTCGCGCGCGCAGGCACCGTGCCGTCCATCCACTCACCGACATCAGACGAGAAGGACCCACCACCATGAGCCAGTGCCCGTCACCCCTCCCCAAGAGCGCGCCCCATCCGGCCCCGGTCATCTCGACATCCGCGGGCAGCGCCATTCTCGCCCTGGATCTCGGCACCACCACGGGCTGGGCGAGCCTGGCGGGCGGGATCGTGCACAGCGGAACCGCCAGCCTCCGCTCCGGCCGCTACGACGGCGGCGGCATGCGCTACCTGCGCTTCCAGCACTGGCTCGAACAACTGGCCGACGACAGCGGTGGGTTGGCCGCGATCTATTTCGAGGAGGTCCGGCGCCATATCGGCACTGACGCCGCCCACCTCTACGGCGGTTTCCTGGCGACGTTGACCGCTTGGTGCGAGCGTGAGGGCGTCGTCTATCAGGGCGTTCCTGTCGGCACCATCAAACGCTTCGCTACGGGCAAGGGCAACGCCGGCAAGGATGCAGTCGTCGCCGCCGTTCGCGCCCGCGGCTTCAGCCCCGCCGACGACAACGAGGCCGACGCGATCGCGATCCTGCTTTGGGCGATGGAGACCCGGGGAGGTGTGCTGTGAGGTGGACGCCGAGCCTCGTCGAGGAACGTCTCGCGGAAGCGGCCATCGTGCTCAAGCGCCTGCCCGAACCCCGGCGTCAGGGATATTTCAGCGTCTGGCCGGAGGTCATCCATAGCTTCGCCGACAAGGTCGGACAGGAGCCAAAGCCGATGCGCGTCATCCCGTCACCCGCCGCGATCAGCCGGATGGAGGAGACGCTCAGCTGGACGGTGGGGCTCGATCCGATCGACGGCAAGATCGTCTGGCTGCGCGCCTACGGCGAGCGATGGAAAACCATCTGCTGGACCGTCGGATTGCAGCGCTCGGCGGCGCACGAGCACTGGCTCTACGCGCTCTGCGTGATCGCATTCCGGCTTAACGGTCGGCGGCTCAACCGCACCCTGTCGAAGCGGAAAGTGATCGAGCTGGCTGGCGCGTCGCAGCGGTGAGCGGGGGCGAGGAAGGTGTCCGGCGGACAGTTTTCGAACGGACGGAAACGGCTTGAATGGGGTAAATTCTGGCTATGCTCGGGAGAGGCGCGCCCGCGACGGATCGTCCCCTTCCTTGCGGGCGTTGTCGTTTCCGGTGTCGTCGCCATTGCCATCGTCACCATCATCGAGACCAGCATCATGCCCGTCCGCCCTCCGATCCATCGTCCGGTTGGCCGGCGCGAGAAGCGTGAGCGTGACCAGGACTATGCCCGCCAGCGCAATCGGGTGGCACGTGCGCTCTACCGCTCGAAGCGCTGGCGAACGGAACGCGCCGCGTTCCTGCACGATCATCCGCTGTGCGTGGAATGCGCGCGCCATGATCTGATCCGACCGGCCAGCGTCGTCGACCACATCGATCCCCATGGTGGTGATGAGACGGTGTTCTGGGATTGCAGCCGCTGGCAGGCGCTGTGTGCCTCGTGCCATGGCCGCAAGACGGCGGCGCAGGATGGCGGCTTCGGCAATGCGCGCCGCCGCTCGTGAGCCCAAGCCCTCCCCCCGGGGAGGTCAAATCTCTGGAGAGTTCGCTCCCAGGACCGCGCGCCACCAAACGCGCATCCGTGGCCAAAATGGAGCATGGGGGGTGCGACGATAAAATGAACGTGCGAATTGAAGGATAAACTCGTGCCTGCGACTGATCTTGGCCCTGTTGATCTCGGCGTTGCCGACCGCCAGCTTGCGGTCGAATACCGGCCGCTCGACAGCCTGGTGCCCTATGCGCGCAATGCCCGCACGCATTCGGATGCGCAGGTGGCCGAGATCGCCGGGTCGATCCGCGCCTTCGGCTTCACCAACCCGGTGCTGATTGCCGAGGATGGCACGCTGATTGCCGGTCATGGCCGCGTGCTGGCGGCGCGCAAGCTCGGTATGGAGACGGTGCCGACGATCGTGCTGACGGGACTGTCGGAGACGCAGCGCCGGGCGCTGGTGCTCGCCGACAACCGCATTGCCATGAATGCCGGCTGGGACGAGGAGCTGCTGGCGCTCGAGCTCTCCGACCTGCAGGAGGCCGGCTTTGACCTTGGCCTCACCGGCTTCGGCGACGACGAGTTGCAGAGCCTGCTTTACGGCAGCCATGACGAACAGGATGGGCTGACCGAGGACGACGCCATTCCGGAAGTTCCGGCAACGCCTGTCACACGGCGCGGCGATCTGTGGCTGCTGGGTGATCACCGGCTGCTGTGCGGTGATAGCACCTCGCCGGAAGATGTTGGTCGCCTGATGAACGGCGAACGGGCGGCGCTGTTTGCCACCGATCCGCCCTACCTGGTCGACTATGACGGAACCAACCATCCGACAAAGAAAACCGCCTCGGCGCGGGCGAAGAAAATCGCCAACAAGGACTGGGGCGACGATTATATCGAGCAGCCACACTGGGATGATTCTGCCCAAGGACCGCAGTTCTACGAGGCCTTCTGCAAGGTGGCGATTGAGCATGCCATTGCCGAGGATGTAGCATGGTATTGCTGGCACGCCTCGCGCCGCCAACGCATGCTGGAAACGGTCTGGGATCAGTTCGATGTGTTGCATCACCAGCAGATCATTTGGGCCAAATCGCGCCCGGTGCTGACGCGCTCGGTGATGCTGTGGGCGCATGAGCCGTGTCTGTTCGGATGGCGTCGCGGTAAGAAGCCCCGCATCAACCGCGAGGGGTTCGAGAGCTGGCCGACCACGGTGTGGAACATCCCATCCTCGGAGATCGAAACCCGCGAGCATCCGACTTCGAAGCCGGTGCGCGTGTTCACGCTGCCGATGCAGCTGCACACAAGACCGGGCGACATCTGCTACGAGCCGTTCTCCGGTTCGGGCTCACAGCTGATCGCCGGCGAGAAGACCGGCCGCCGCGTCTATGGCCTCGAACTGTCGGAGGCCTTCTGCGATGTCGTCGTCCGACGCTGGCAGGAATTCACCGGCAAGCAGGCAACGCTCGAGGGCGACGGCCGCAGCTTTGACGCGATCGCCGCCGATCGAGTGCCTGATGCCGGGTCCGCGACCAGGGATGCGGCAGCGGCATGAAGCAATCCCGCACCATGTCGCTGGTGGAATCGCTGACCAACGTCGCTATCGGCTATGGCATTGCCGTGGTGACGCAGATCCTGGTGTTCCCGCTGTTCGGATTGTCCACCACGCTGGCTGACAACATGGCCATGGGCGCCATCTTCACCGTGGTGTCGATCGCACGCAGTTACTGTCTGCGCAGGTTGTTCGAGGCGGTACGCCTTCGCGGTGACGGCACTGGATAATGCATGGAGTTTTGACATGGCCGGCCGCAAGCCGCTGCCAACGCATCTGAAGTTGGTCAAGGGCACGGCCCGTCCGCACCGTTTGAACAAGGCCGAGCCGAAACCGGTGGTGGCAGTTCCTGCGCCGCCCGATCATCTTGATGAGGACGTCAGGAAAAAGTTCTCCGAGATGGCCGAGCTGCTGGCCCGCCATGGCGTGATGACCGAGCTCGATACGCATGCGCTGGCCCGGTACGTGGTGATCTGGCGGCGCTGGCTGGAAGCCGAGCAGGAAGTCAAACGCCGCGGCCATGTGGTGAAGACGGCGAACGACAACATCATCCAGAACCCGTTCCTGGCGGTTGCCAACAAGTGCCTGGCGCAGATGGCACAGATCGAAAGCGAGTTCGGGCTCACACCCTCCAGCCGCTCGCGCATCCGCATGGCAGAGCCTGCCGAGACCAGCGACCCCTTCGAGGACTTTTTGACCCGTGGCCGAAAAGCGTAAATCCGGCTCGGTCAGGAAAGCGTCATCCTGTCCGGTCACGACCTATGCCCGCGCTGTCGTCAGCGGCAGGATCGTCGCCGGTCGCCTGGTGAAGCTTGCCTGCGAGCGGCATCTCGCCGATCTCAAATCCGGCGGCAAGCGTGGCCTCGTCTGGGACGGTGCTGCCGCACGCCACGCCATCGACTTCTTCGGCCATCTGCGCCATTCGACCGGCGAATGGGCCGGCGAGCCCTTCGTGCTGCAGGACTGGCAGCAGTTCGTCGTCGGCTCGCTTTATGGCTGGAAGCGCAAGAACGGATTGCGCCGTTTCCGCACGGCCTATGTCGAGGTGGCGCGCAAGAACGGCAAGTCGGTGCTGTTGGCCGGCACCGCACTTTATGCCCTGATCGCCGATGCTGAACCGGGTGCGCATGTCTATTCGGCAGCAACGACGCGCGATCAGGCGCGCATTGTCTTTGGCGAGGCCGAGCGCATGGTGGCGGCGAGTTCGGCGCTGCAATCGAGGATCACACGCACGGTGAACAATCTAGCCGTGCTGCCGACCTCGTCCTGGTTCAGGCCGCTGTCGGCGGACGCCAGCAAGATGGACGGGCTGAACATCCATTTTGCGGCCGTCGATGAAGTGCACGAACATCCGGGACCGGAGATCATCCAGAAGCTGAACACCGCCACCGGTGCGCGGCGCCAGCCGCTGATCTTCGAGATCACGACGGCCGGCTATGATCGCCATTCGGTCTGCCGCCAGCATCACGAGTTCTCGGTGAAGGCGCTGGAAGGCACGGTGCCGATGGAGTCGTCGGACAGCTGGTTTGCCTATATCGCCACCATCGATGAGGGCGACGACTGGACCGACGAAAAGGTCTGGGTGAAGGCCAATCCGAGCCTTGGCGTGACGGTGAAGCTGGATGACCTGAAGCGGCAGATCGACGAGGCTAGGGAAATGCCGGCGCAGCAGAATGCGATCCGCCGGCTGCGCCTCAACGAATGGACCGAGCAGGTCACCCGTTGGCTCGACATGAGCGTGTGGGAGGAAGGCGGCCTGCCAGCTGCCACCGACTGGCGCATCGTCAAACACGAACTGGAGGAACTGGAAGGCAAGCTGCTGGGGCGTGAATGCTATGGCGGGCTCGATCTTGCCCGCGTCAACGATCTGTCGGCATTCGTGCTGGTCTTCCCGCCGACACTGGATGACGTGCTCGGAGCGCTTGCCGACAAATGGATCGTTACCTGCCGGTTCTGGATTCCCGAGGACGACATAGTCCGCCGTGTGCGGCGCGACCGCGTGCCTTATGATGTCTGGCGCGACCAGGGATTTTTGACCGCCACGCCGGGCAACGCCACTGACTTCGCCTTCGTCGAGAAAGAAATCCTCGACCTTGCCGGCCGCTACGATCTGCGTGAACTCTCCTACGACCGCACCTTTGCCGGCGAGATCGTCCAGCATCTTCAGGATGAAGGCTTGAACCTTGTCCAGTTCGGCCAGGGGTTCTTGTCGATGGCCGCTCCGACGGCGGAACTGGAGCGCCTGTCGGTGTCGCGCTCTCTCTGGCATGGCGGGCATCCGGTGTTGCGCTGGAACGCCTCCAACGTCGCCGTGCGCCATGATCCGGCCGGCAACATCAAGCCGGACAAGGAGCGCTCCACCGAGCGTATCGACGGAATTGTCGCGATCTGCAACGCGCTCGGCCGGGCTCTGGCCCGTGACGTCAATGCCGGCCGCTCGGTCTATGAGACCCGCGGCATCCTGATGTTGTAAAGAGCTGACGAAAGAACCCAATGGCATTCTGGTCGAACTGGTTCGGCGGCGCAAAACCGCCGGCCGCCTCTCCGCGCGCGTCGTTCCAGGATGCGGGTGGCGGGATCGTCATCACCACGGCGCAGCAGCTGGAAGAGGCGCTGCGCTCGGGAACGGTGACCGCCTCGGGGGCTGCGGTGACGCCCGACAGCGCCATGCGGGTGGCGGCCGTCTATGCCTGCGTGCGCATCATCTCGGGCGCTGTGGCGACGCTGCCCTTGCACATCAAGCGCCGGGTGGATGAGCGCACCCGGCAGGATGCGTCCGACACGCCGATCTGGAAGGTGCTGCGACGACGCCCGAACCGCTGGCAGACGCCATCGCAGTTCCGGCGCATGCTGCAGGCGCATCTCTTATTGCGCGGCAATGCCTATGCTATGATCGTGCGCTCGCGGAGATTGGTGCAGGAACTGATCCCGCTGCACCCCGATCGCGTCGAGGTGAAGCAAGGCGACGACCTCCGGCTGGAATATTCGTATACCCGCCAGGATGGCCGGCGCATCCGGTTGGCTCAGACGGAGGTGTTCCATCTGGTTGGCCTGACCCTCGACGGCGTCCATGGTGTGTCGGCAATCTCTTACGCTCGCGAGACCATCGGGCTGTCGCTGGCCATGGAAGATCATGGCGCGGCCACCTTCCGCAATGGCGCGCGTGTCAGCGGGGTGCTGAAGCATCCGAACAAGCTCGGGCCCGAGGCCGTCGCCAATCTCAAGGCCGGGCTCGAAGAGTTCCGCTCTGGCGGCGAGCAGGAGGGAAAGAACCTGATCCTCGAAGAGGGCATGGACTATGCCCGCATCGCCATGACGGCCGAGGATGCGCAATGGCTGGAGGCCCGCAAGTTCAGCCGCACTGACATCGCCATGTTCTTCGGCGTGCCGCCGCACATGATCGGCGACACGGAAAAGAGCACGTCCTGGGGCACCGGCATCGAGCAGCAGTCGATCGGCTTCGTCGCCTATACGCTCGAAGACCATCTGACCATGTGGGAAGAGGCGATCAACCGCGACCTGATCGGCGCGGAAGAGCAGCTTTATGCCCGCTTCAACCGGGCGGCTCTGGTCAAGGGCGACATCAAGGCGCGCTGGGAGGCTTACGTCAAAGGCCTGCAATGGGGCGTCTACAGCCCCAACGAAATCCGCGCGCTCGAAGACCAGAACCCGCGTGATGGCGGTGATGTCTTCTATCCACCGCCGAACACGGCAGGCGTGCCGGCAGATGAGGATCGTGATCGCCATGAAAATAATGGCGGCAGCGATGGTGATGTTGACCCCGATGATGGGGACGCAAGCAGATGAGCCTTTTGGATAGTTTGAAACTGGCCGCGACGATGGTGGTCATGGGCGTTGTCAGCGTCGCGGTCATCAACCCCGCCTTCCACTTCGGCACATTCATCGCCGGCATCACGCTTGGCGGATACTTTTTCCTGTTGGCGCTGGAGAACGTTCGATGAGCCTTCGCAAATTGCCCGAGGCGCGAACGTTCCCTCGGCCGCAGAACTACCAGTGGGATGCGCCGAGCGGCGTGCTGACGAAATGGGCCGAGCATCCGCTTGCCGCTGTGCCCCGTGCTGATGCCGACACCACCATTTCCATCCTCGACGTCATCGGGGAGGATTATTGGTCAGGCACCGGCGTCACGGCAAACCGCATCTCGGCCGCACTGCGCTCGATCGGCAGCCAGGACATCACCGTCCGCATCAACTCGCCGGGCGGCGACATGTTCGAGGGGATCGCGATCTACAATCTCCTGCGGGCCCATCGAGCGAAGGTCACGGTCGAGGTGCTGGGCTGGGCGGCTTCCGCTGCTTCCATCATCGCCATGGCCGGTGACGACATCCGCATGGGGCTCGGCTCCTTCATGATGGTGCACAATGCCTGGGGCATGGTGATCGGCAATCGCCATGACATGCGCGAGGCCGCCATCGTGTTCGAGCAGTTCGATGCGGCCATCGCTGACATCTACGAGGTCCGCACCGGCATGAAGCGCTCCGATATCGAGCAGCTGATGGATGCGGAAACCTTCATGACGGCGGCACAGGCTGTCGAATACGGCTTTGCCGATGTCGTCGACGATGCCCAAATCCATCCAGAGACCAATGCGTCCGCGCCGATCCGCCCCGAAATCCAAGCCAGGCGCCGCATCGATGCCGCCCTGGCGAAACAGGGCGTCTCGCGCACGGAGCGGCGCAAGATGTTCAACCAGATTGCCGGCATGCACGACGCTGCCGACACGGCCACGCATGACGCTGGCTTCCATGCAGCCGCCATTCAGCGGCTGATCGACACCATTAGATCATAGGAGACCCGAGATGGGTATCGAACTGAACCCCGGTGGCCGCGGGCCAGTCCGGGGTATCCTCGGCGTGCGCGCCGATTCCGGCAGCGCCACCAAGATCCTCGCCGAACTCCAGAGGACCTTCGAGGACTTCAAGGTCGAACGCGACAAGGAGCTGGCCGACATCAAGGCCGGCATGGCCGACGTGGTGCAGACCGAAAAGGTCGATCGCATCAATGCCGAGATCACCGCCCTGCAAAAGGCGCTCGACGAAACCAACGCCATGCTGGCAGCGGTGAAGGTCGGTGGTGTCGGCGGGACGACCGATCCGGACAAGGCCGAGCATGCACAGGCCTTCGACCGCTTCTTCCGCCGCGGCGTCGATGCCGGCCTGCGTGATCTCGAGGTCAGGGCCAAGCTGACCACGCAGTCCGACCCCGACGGTGGCTATCTGGTGCCGGAAGAAACCGAAGCTGGCATTGACCGCGTGCTTGGTACGGTGTCGACCATCCGCTCGCTTGCCCGCACCATCTCGATCTCGACCAGTACCTACAAGAAGCTGGTCAATATGGGCGGGGCGACGTCGGGCTGGGTCGGTGAGGAGCAGGATCGTCCCGGCACCGCCACGCCGACCTTGCGTGAAATCGCCATCAATACCGGCGAGATCTACGCCATGCCGGGCGCCACGCAGACCTCGCTCGACGATGCCCGCATCGATCTGGCGGCATGGCTGGCCGACGAGGTGTCGATCGAGTTCGCCGAGCAGGAAGGGGCAGCCTTTGCCAATGGCGATGGCATCAACAAGCCGCGCGGCATTCTTGCCTACGACACGGTGGCCAATGCCTCCCATGCATGGGGCAAGCTCGGTTTTATTGCCTCGGGGAAAGCGGATGGCTTCCTGGCTGCCACCGCTTCGGTCAGCCCGGCCGATGCGCTGATCGATCTCTATTATGCGCTCAAGTCCGGTTACCGGAACGGGGCGTCGTGGCTGATGTCGGATGCGACCATGAACACAGTGCGCAAGTTCAAGGACGCGGAAGGAGCTTACATCTGGGCGCCACCGTCGGGTGCTGCAGAAGTCGCGACCATCCTCGGCAAGCCGGTCTACACCGACGACAACATGCCGGCGGTGGCGGCGAACGCCTTTCCCGTCGCCTTCGGGGACTTCGGCCGCGCCTATCTGATCGTCGACCGCATCGGCATCCGCGTCCTGCGCGATCCCTACACCGCCAAGCCGAACGTGTTGTTCTACACCACCAAGCGGGTCGGCGGCGGCGTGGTCAACTTCGAGGCGCTCAAGCTGCTGAAGGTCAGCACCTGATCCACATGACGGGCGGCTCCGGCTGCCCGTCTCTTCACAATTCCCATTCATCGAAAGGACTCCTGTCATGAAGGACGGTATCTCCGGCCTCAGCCTGGTTGCGTCTCTGGTTCCGGCCGTGGTCACGGCCACCACCAAGGGCAGCCATGCCGATCTGCAGGGCTTCAACTCCGCAACCCTGATCATCAACACCGGCGCGATTGCCGGCGATGGCCTCTTTGTCGTCGCCATCCAGGAGAGCAACACGACCACGGATGGCGATTTTGCCGATGTGGCGGTCGGCGATCTGCTTGGAACCCTGCCGGCAGAGCTTGCGGCCAACACGGTCTACAAGCGGGGCTACAAGGGCACGAAGCGCTATATCCGCGCCGTCATCACCAAGACCTCCGGCACGTCGATCGCCGCGGGTGCGATCTTTGCGCTCGGCCATCCCCACGACGCGCCGGTCGCCTGATCGGTCAGAGCGGCCAGACAGTCGGCAGCGCCGAGATTCTGGCCCCCCCCGTTCATCAACCTGTTTGGAAGACAGCCATGCTCGCTCCCGTCCGCACGGTTGCGCCCGCGACCATGCCGGTGTCGCTGGCCGAGGCCAAAGCCCATCTGCGCGTCGATCACGATGACCAGGACGATCTGATCAGCGCCCAGATCAGGGCGGCGACCGCTTGGCTCGACGGCTGGTCCGGCATTCTCGGGCGTGCACTCGTCACCCAAACCTGGCGGCAGGAGTTTGGCCGCTTTGCCGTCCACCTGCCATTGCCGCTGGCGCCGGTGACCGCGATAGACAGCATCAGCTACTTCGACGGCGACAATGTGCAGCAGACATTGGACACCGGCGTCTACGATCTGTTTGCCGACGCGCGCGGTGCCTATGTCACCCGGCGGTCAGGCCAATCCTGGCCGGCTACCTTCCGTCGCGCGGATGCCGTCTCGATCATCTTCACCGCCGGCTATGGCGCGGCGGCCGACGTGCCGGAGCCCATCCGTCAGGCCATCCTGCTCATCGTCCAGCGCCTGTTCGATGGTGCAGACACCAGCATTGATGCCGGCATCGAGCACACCGTCCATGCCCTGATCGCACCCTATCGCAGAAGCCCGATCTGATGGCCAGGATCACCGCCAATGCCCTGCGCGACCGCGTCCGCCTCGAAAAGCGCGAGGAGATCGATGATGGCTATGGCAACACCTATGGCCAGTGGGTGCCACAGTTCGAGCGTGACGCCTGCATCCTGCCCTCCAAGGGCGGCGAGACGGTCATTGCGTCGCGCCTGCAGGAAATCCAGCCGGCCCTGATCATCGTGCGCTTCGATGCCGAAACGGCAACCATCACCGCCGCCTGGCGCCTGATCGATGCCCGTTCCGGCATGATCTACAACATCCGCACCGCCGCCGACATGGAGCGCCGCCGCCGCTTCATCACCATGCTGTGCGAGGCCGGTGTCGCGACCTGAGCGGCCACCGGCAAAGCCGCGAGCCAAAACCAGACTCTCCGGGAGAACCGCTATGACGCCGCCGCAAGCGAACGAGCAGTTCCGCATGTCAGAGACCGAGTTCGAGGTGCTGCTGGCACGCGCAGCCGAAACAGGCGCGCGACGCGCCCTGCAAGAGGTCGGGCTCGGAACGGACGCCGCGGAGGACATCCGCGACCTCCGATCGCTGCTGGCCGGGTTCCGGCTGGCCAAACGCACCGCGGTGCAGACCACCGTCCGCATCATCACCACTGGCGTCCTGCTCGCCCTCATGGCGGGCATCGCCATCAAGCTCAAGATCTTCGGTCCGTCGCCATAAGCCTCGGCCACGTCCGAAAGTCCCACCGCCCGCCCTCGTCGAGGAGCGGGCTTTTTTGTGCCTGGAGACCTGCGATGACGACTATGACTTACAAACATTGGCGCGACGTGCCGGAGCACACCTGGCGCTGGCCGAACTTCAGCCCGGCCGAAATCGCCTGCCGGGGTACCGGCAAGCTGCTGATCAACGAGCCCGCGCTCGACAAGCTGCAGGCGCTGCGCGACCGGCTGGGCAAGCCGCTGATCGTCCGCTCGGCCTATCGCAGCCCCGAGCACAACCGCGCCGTCGGTGGCGCCACGAGGTCGAAGCACATGGACGGCGCCGCCTTTGACATCGCCATGGCGAACCACGACCCCATGACCTTCGAGGCCGCGGCGCGCGAGGTCGGGTTCCTCGGCTTCGGCTTCTATCCGCGCTCGGGGTTCATCCATGTGGACCTCGGCCCCGCACGCCAGTGGGGCGAGCGGTTCCCGGTCCGAGCGACCGCATTCGCAGCCGAGGCGCCGCCCGCCCGCGAGGTGCTGGCCGAAAGCCGCACCATGAAGGGCGGCGGCGCGGCGGGTGTCGCGACGCTCGGCGTGGCCGGGGTGGAAGTGGCCCAGCAGGTGCTGGCGGAGACGCAAAGCGCCGTCCTACCGCTGGTCCCGCATCTCGACACCCTGCGCTGGGTATTCATCGCCGTGGCGCTCGCGGGCGTCGCCGTGACGATCTACGCCCGCATCGACGACTGGAAGCGGGGGCGTCGATGA